CGATCATTGTTTTTATATTCATGTTTCTCTCCTGGTTAAAGTGACTGCTTACGCAGCCACCTTTTGTATTTCAACAAAGTTAAGGTCATTTTCATTATATCCAATAACTTTTAAAAGTGCTTTTTTAGCATCTTCAACAGTTCTAAAAGCTCCTCTACCCCTACGTTGTTTACCAGCACCCCAACAAGTCCAATTCCATGTATTTACTATTTTGTGATTTTCTACAATAGCATCTTCAATAATTGCACCAACTTTAAAATTATCTTGTTTTGTATAAACTCTAATTGTTGTCATGTTATTTCTCCTAAGGGTTAAATACTACAATAGTCATTTTACTTACAAAAATACGTCTGTCAAGCATTTTTAGTTAAAAAATAGTCAAAAAATAACAAAAAACTAGTAAAAAAGTAGTTTACAAGCACTTTTTTCTATGATAGTGTTCTTTTCTATGGAATACTTACGCTTTATCATTTTAGACGAATTTGATGAAAAACCACTAAGAGCCTTTAGTAACAAGGCTTCTGCTTTATGGTTTCTTCAGAATAGACCTAATTGTAAGCTAAAAGTCATTCCTAGAGTAAAAACTGTGTTAGATTTGACACAGTATGAAGAATGTCTATTTTAAGGAGAGTTATGTATAAAATTAAGAATTGGGAAAAGTTTAATCTTTACAAAGCTAAGAACCCAAGGTATCAAAAAAAAATGACTTGGTTCAAGTTTTATGGTACAGATTATATAAATGATATTGAAATTCATAAGCTATCTTTTGAACAAAAAGCTCTTTTAGTAGAGTTATGGTGTTTAGGGTCAGAAAGTGATGGTATTTTACCTGATAATTTTGAAATAGCTTTTAGACTTCATTACTCTATTGATTTTGTTGATAAAATTGTTAATGAATTATTTACTAGAGGTTGGCTAGAAAAAGATTATCAACCTGTTAGCATAGAGAAGAGAAGAGAAAGAGAAGAGAAGAATATATATGTCGTTAAAACGACCAATAGATTTTCTGAATTTTGGGATTTGTATCCTACAACTCGTAAAGTAAATAAGAAAACTTGTTTAGAAAGATGGGCAAATAAAAATCTTGATGCAATAGCAGATGAAGTTATTAACTATGTTAAAAAAATGAAAGATAGTAAATCATGGAAGGAAGGATTTTCACCTGCTCCATTAACACTTCTTAATCAAGAACGTTGGAATGATGGTGATGTTCCACAGATTCGTAAAGCATGGGAAGGTGGAATATGAACCTTGGCGAAGTCATTGATAAGCTCACAGTAAGTCAAGAAACAATTAAAGAGTTTTACAATGGTGGATATGCTCATGCTGAGTTCAAAGTAAAGTCAACTGACTTGTTTACAGATGACGTTATAAAATACTTTAATGAAGAAATTTATTCAGGAAAATCTTTAGGTTGGGCTAAAACAGAAGATGGATTTCGTATTAGAAATTCTGAATTAACCATACTTACAGGCGTATCAGGACATGGCAAATCCATGTGGTTGTCACAAGTTATATTAGCTTTGATGCGACAAAATACAAAATGCTTAATTGCTTCTTTGGAAATGAGGCCTGTATTAACACTTGGTCGTATGATAAATCAGACTTTAGGTTCACCAGAACCAACAGACGATTACATAAGAAAATTTTGTGAACGTGCAGCTGAAAAACTTTATATTTACGACCAAACAGGAGTTACTACTTCAGACGATATGATAGCCACTTTGTATTATGGAAAGCATGTTCTTGGTGTAGAAGTATTTGTGATTGATAGTCTTATGAAAATGAGTGACATTAGTGAAGAATCTTTAGAAGCTCAAAAGTTATTTGTTGATAAGTTGGCAGTAACAGTTAGAGATTTAAATATTCATGTATTTTTAGTTGCTCATACAAGAAAAATGAAATCAGAAGATGATATACCAGATGCTACAAACATAATGGGTTCTAGTCATATTCGCAACTTATGCGATAATATTCTTTGTGTGTGGAGAAATAGAGAACGTGAAAGATTAGAAGATGCTGGTAAAACTCCAGAAGATGAACTTAAGATTATTCCTCATGCAAAAGTGTTCTTGCAAAAAAATCGCAATGGACAGTTTGAAGGGTCATTCAACTTTTGGTTTAGTAAAAAAACTTTATGTTATAGAGAAGCACCATGACAATAAATGAATTTATTAAAGCTATTCAAAAAGAGTTTGGTCATGTAGAATATAAAGCAACATCTAAAGATGGAGTAGTATTTAAAACGAAAGGATGGAGAGATGATAAAATGGTCACTAACTCAGCAAAATCTACCTCAACTTATAGAAAAACTTAAAACTCTCGATTTTACTAAGCGTTGGCGTGTAACAGTTACAGATTCAAAACTTAATAGAAGTTTGGAACAAAATGAACGTCTTTGGGAACTGTACACAAGTATTTCAAAACATACAGGTATTGAAAAAGATCGTATTCATGAATTAATGGGATATAAATTCTTACGATATCAAACAGAAATAGCAGGTATGCCTGTAGAACTTATTAAATCAACAACAAAGCTAACCACAAGCGATATGACTGAATATCAAAATTCAATTGAAGTATGGGCACAAAGTAATTTAGGTTGGATGTGGGATTATTAAATTTAGGAGAAATTTATGAATGATTTATTTGAAGTGCAAGAAAAGATGACAGTAATTACTAAAAAAACTAAGTTTGATAAAACAGAACGAAACAATTTTATATGTAAAATGTATGACATTAGCTTTGATGAAATTGTAGATGAGTTTATGGTAAACTTTGAAACAAACTTTGATTGGAATATTGGATTGATTGTTGGTCAAAGTGGAACAGGTAAAACAACAATAGCTAAAGAAAAGTTTAAAGAGTTTTACTTGTTTAAAGAACATAAATGGGACGAATCAAAATCAATTGTAGATAACTTTGATGTAAGTTTATCAAGTGAAAAAATTATTGAATCACTTACTAAAGTAGGTTTCTCAAGCCCATTAAATTGGTTAAAACCATATCATCTATTATCTAATGGTCAAAAGATGCGTGTAGATTTAGCACGATTATTATTAGAAAAAAATGACACAGTTATCTTTGATGAATTTACTAGTGTAGTAGATAGAGACGTAGCAAAAGTAACTTCATTAGCTGTAAGTAATTTTATCAGAAAGAATAATTATAAATTTATTGCTGTTTCATGTCATAGTGATATTATTGAATGGTTACAACCTGATTGGATATTTGATACTAATGCTAAAAGTTTTAATAGGGGGTTACTTTGGCAACGACCAAAACTTACATTCCAACTTAGAACAGCGTCAGTTGATGAATGGAAATCATTTGCTAACTATCACTATTTAACACATGAAATATTAAGAGGCAGTCATTGTTATGCTTTAGAATATAAAGGATTTCCTATAGCGTTTGCAGCAATATGTCATTTTCCACACCCTAAATGTTGCAACTTTAAAAAGATACATAGAATGGTAGTGTTGCCAGACTTTCAAGGCATAGGTATTGGTAAACAGTTTTTAAATGCTGTATCTGAGATATACTATAAACAAGACTTTAGAGTGTTACTTACTACAGGAGCTTTAAGTTTTATTAATAGTTTAAGCAGAGAAAAAGATTGGAAACTTACAAGAAAGCTAGGTAAAGTTGGTGAAAGTAAAGGCGTTCTTAAAGGTTCAACATCTAAAAATAGAGAGACTGCTAGTTTTGAATACAAAAATTGTCCTACACGAACTATGAATCAACCTATTATTGAGATAAACAACATTTCTAATCACAAGTTATTTTAAATATGCAAAATAGATTAAACTCATTTATTGAATCAATAGCAAATGTTATTATAGGATTTTTAATTAACTTTATTGCTAATATATACATACTTCCATTATTTGGATTTAATATTACTATTAATCAATCAATTCATATTGGCCTTATATTTACATTGATATCTATTATTAGAAGTTATTTGATAAGAAGATGGTTTAATAAAGTTATTATTAAATTATTTAATCACTAAAGAATGAATTATCGTAATTTTAAATTACTTAAGCTAGCTGACGGTGCACCTTGTATGATGTGTTCTATGCAAGACGGAACAGTAGTATCTGCACATAGCAATCAGTTAAGAGATGGCAAAGGAACAGGAATTAAATCTCACGACTATCGCATAGCATTTTTATGTCATCAATGTCATTACATGATAGATAATGACAAATCATTAGATAAACATGATAGAATAGCAGCATGGGAAGAAGCGCACAGAAAAACTATAGGATGGTTATTCACTAACAACCATTTGGGGGTAAAATGAAATATTT